ACTCCCGGACCACCACTAATGTTACTCCACCCAGTAGTGGCATCACAGTCATCAATCCGTGAAAAGTTCGTAGTTGTAAGTGTTGGCGTAGCCACAAACCCACCCTCTATGGATTCAAGTAGTTCCGGTCAAACCGCTGTTGTATTGGTATAGATGCGTCTGTTGATGGCATATCAAAATTTATGATGGAGATATAAACATACTCGACATTATGAATTCTGATATCAACAAAATCAGTAGCATCTAGGCTAATATCAAATGAACCAGTAGTTACGTTTTCTTGACCAGTAAGTTCAGTTGTTGTGCCAGTATCGTAAACTCGAACTTCAGTTGCCGGTGAACCAATCAAACCAGTAAGTGTCACAGTCACATTCGTATTGATCGTGACTGTACCGGTACCAAGAATAGTAGAAGTTGTTGGATTAGACCCTGCGTTTGCATTGATGATCAGATTGCCTGTATCATCTGAAAACAAAATATCTGCGTCATTAGATGAAAATGTCCAGGTAGTATAGGCATATGTTCCAGCTACCCTGTGTTCAACGCCGTGAGATTTTTCGTTTGTGTCTGCATCGGCATTGTTACTAAAGTTGGCATTGACCAAATCTATATCGTCATTCCACAATAGTGCTGCACCATTAAATGGTGCCAGCGCATGAATCCACCAAATGCTGTTAGTAGACGATGCAGGCGTAGAGGTTAATCGGTACCGGGTAAAATAAAGATTTGGGCTACTATTTACACTTGTTTGTTCCCAATCACCTGGGACAGTCCAAACTTTTTCCCACCCCATGAAACCTGTCGGATCAGTTGTTCCGCCATATGGGTCTAAACCAGAAGTAGAAGTAGAATCTGGCGAAGTACCAACGACACCAGAAAGAGATGACCAAGTTGTACCATCATAATATTCCCAAACACCATCGCCGTCTTCACCTATACCACCCACACCTATTGGTGAAAATTCAAGCCCCACAAATTGATCTCTGAAGCCAAAATAAAGTTCATCATCAATTGCCCATGAGCCTGCCGACAGTGGAACAAATCCGTTATTGCCTTCTCTTGTTTGAATATTTCCAGGAATGGTCGCGCTTTGAAACTCTGACAGATTATCATTCCATGAAATTAAAGCATCTAGCGGAGTCCCGTATTTACTAGATTGAAGGCTGCCGGAGAATTCTAAATTCTGTGCGCTAACTATAGCTAAATCGGTCAATCCACATTGATCAAACAAGCAACCGGATACTTCGTGGTTTGGACCATTGGTGGCATCCGATGAAAAAATGACACTGATATCGGTTAGTCCGTCAGATAAACATCGACGAAATGTGCAGTCGTACAGTTCAACATTGGTGATATCGGCGTCTGAAAAATCAACTGTAAGATGTCCATCAAATCCACTAACCTGTGGTGCTACTTGATAGATAACTCCATTTGAACCAACAGCGGCATTGCCGGTGCCAACTTTAACGCCACTAATAAAGTCAGTTGTACCTGTGCCTTCTGTCAAGACAAGACGATTGAGGTCTTCACTAATGCCGTGTGTTATGTTACCTGGCGAATCCTCGTCTCGCGAAAGACGACTTTCCCAAATAACAACTTGATCAGTGTCTTCAAAATAACAATCACCTGTAGCTGCACCAAATTGCCACTCTCCTAATAAGAAAAAGATTCCAGAGCGTTCTTGGATTAAACCATAAGCATTGGTTTGGTCAACAGCGGCTATGTCGGCCCAAGTGATTTTATCAGTAGTGGTACCACCTGTTACAATAAGCCCACGTCCACGATCAATTGCATCAATATAACAGTTAGGTGTTCCACCGCCAACATCGCCCATGTCAAAAATGAAAGCATACCACTGCCAATTGAGAAGAATTGCTTCTTGCCAACCTGTACCTTGTACTACCGTGTAGCGATTTCTAGGATCAATGCAGCCCCTGTACCATCCTCCGTTATAGTCATTTGCGGTAAAGATTTCATAGTCAATTGAATCTCCTGGATTGGGGCTAGCATCACTTGATCCACGAACCCACATACTGTTGACTAAATCTGGCTGTAAGATATTCACCCAGAAGAAAATATGATCGCCTTCTTGAGCGCCGCCATACGGCTGAAAATCATCTTCAGTACCTGAACCTAAATCATAACCAAATCCTATAGAAGTATTATCTATACGCCGTCCAATAGAACCTAAACCCTCAATGAAAATATCATTACTTACAGATGGGCTACCTCCACCGCCGCCGAGATTAGACCAACCTGTAGCTGAATCGCAAGCGTTGACACGGCTGAAGTTTGTTGTGGTAAGCGTAGGGGTCGCCATAAGTCCACCCAAAGACCGGCTGGGTGGCGGTTGCCCGCCACCCAACCAGCAAATAATCTTACGGATTCGAGTAGTTACGCTCAAGACCAGCAACGAGCGAGAACGTCTGACCAACAGCTTCAATGATCGTACCACTCGTTTCGACAAACTGGGCTGTTTCTAGACCAATAGCACGAAGGATGATATCAGCGTCGGTTGACGCTGATCTACCACCTTGAGTGTTTCCATCGTAATCGAAGTCAAACGAATATGTAGCTCCATCTATAGGACGAGAAACAAGTTCACCACCTGCACCTGGAGCCTCATTCGTTGGAGTCGTATCGATTCTTTTCGTGAAGGTCGCAGTCCATGGACCAGTACCAGCAGGAGCACCGGTAATGTCCCATTCGCCTTGATTTTCAGCACCAAAGGTTCCTCCAAGAGTGACCAAATCACCATTTGTGATTGCAGTTGTTAGGTCAGTGACAGAACTGTTCAACGTACCATTGACGCCAGTGATGCCTGTGATACTAAAACCAGCGTCCACATAAGTCTGTGTGGCAAGTGGTACACCACTATTGTCGTCCACAATCAATGCGCCATCACTGTCAATTGGGTTCTCGTCAATTGTACAAGATGAAGAACCTGTAGTAACAATTGTGACACCATCAACACGATCTACTTCAATCTGCGAAGTAGTCGGAGTCGAATCGTTGACTTGATAAAGTCCATTCATTGCTTCATCGGCACCGGTCTTTCCTTGGACGAATAGATACTCAGTATCTATGACCGTAGGTAGGTTGCCAGTGCTGTCAAAAGTACCATTGGCACCAGAGACAGCGGTGATAGTAAGGTCAGAAACTGTGGTTCGGATAGTGTATTCAAAGAACATCCACCAATATGCCATTGAATCAGCGACAAGGTTATTGTTGAAGTTGATAGTACCGGCGGCGACGAACGGGAAGGTTCGTTCTGTACCAGTATTATCAGTGAAGATCAATCTGTTCGTGTCATTACTATCAAAGTTATCAATGTACACGCCAGAACCACCACCATTTGGGTTGTCAGGGATTGCCCGCCCAGTGGCGAGTGTTTCACCAACAAACACCAAGAGTTCGTCAGCAGTACGACCAACTACCGTACCTGCGCCTACATCAATGTCAGAGTCTTTTCTCAACTGCCGTTGAACAAACTCGTAAATTTCTTCCGCAGTACCAGAGGCACCATCGATAATAATACCAAACTGATAAGTTGGACCACCAATGACACGACCTTGAGAAGTCGAGAAATACTCGATATCCATATTGGTATATGGAGTAGTTGCATCAATGTTCGCATCAGATTCAGTAATCTTGAGATCGATGGCATTGGCAAGCGGGAATCGAAACACTTTGTTATCAACTGTGGTTACACCAATAGCCGGAAGGTCAGAAGAGTCAAACGTACGGGCTTGAGTTTCGGCAGTAGATGTACGTTCACGAACACGGACATTCAAGACGTTCCGGTTATCAACAGCAAAGGACGCTGTAGTATCGGCCGCGTTATTGACAAGTGGCTTGAAGGTTGCGGTGTTATCGGCCGTATCCGCTGTAAGACCAGTTGTAGTGAGAACAGTGGCCGTGACTCCAGTAAGCGTATAGGAGCCATTGTTGCCCACTGTATCAGCGTTTGCCACTGTGACACTACCGCCGATAAAGTAACCTTCATCGAGCCAACTGCCACCATCGGTTCTAGTAATAGTGGTCGTCGTAAAGACAAAACCACTACCAGTGGCGTCAGGACCAGTCTCAAGAATGGTCAAGTTGCCGTCCACTCCAGTGCCAACTGCCTCAATGATGAAAGTGCCGATATTGGCAGCGTCTTCTGCGCCAGTAATCTCGACTCGACCACCGACCTTGTAACCATCTGTATCCCAGTTACCGCCGTCGTTTCGCGCAATCACATTGTTGGCAGTAATCGCAAATCCAGTGACTGTGTCAGCCGGAGTGGCGTTGTGATACGATTGAACGGCTTCGTTGACTGGGCCACGAAAGTCAAAGTCAACGGCCGCAGCAGTATCAGTTGGATCATCACCTTGCTGGTAATAAGCAAGGTCACCATCTGTCTCGTCTTCATCAACGAATGTACCAAGAGTAATAACTCCGACCCACTCTTCGTCGAGTATATCAGAGTCATCAATTTCTCGCCAACCACCTGTACGAACGAGTTTTCGAGTTGTGTTGTTAATAAATACCCAGTTCTCAATGAACTCGAATTGCTCAGGTGTAATGGCAATCATCGGGAATGGGTATGGAATGAGTGTGGCATCGCTTTTCCAATCTTCTTTAAAAAACGAATACAATGCTTGAAGTGTAACACCATCGTTGCTTAAATTACCGGCAATATTAAGAGTAATCTTTCGCGTAGCGGTGTTAATCGTGACCTCGGTATTTCTAACGAGATCATCGGGGTCAGTAATTAGAGCCATGAGTTACTCCTATTTGAATACGATAGCGTTTAGGGTGGCACCGCCAACTGCTTCGATGAATCGAAGCTTAGTTAAATCTCCGACGAACTCAATGGAATCACCTGCTGCTAGGACCATGCCAATAGCAGCAGTTGGATCATTTCCATCAGCTCGCCAACGAATGTCTTGCGCCTCTGCTTGGATAAGTGCTTTTCGGCCTGCGCCGCCTCTTGGTAAATAGACGGCAGAAGTTAATGTTCCGACTTGCACATAATATGCTTGAGTCGAACCAACTTCAAATGTTTGTGAAAAACCAGATTTGGGCATAAGTTACTCCTATTTGAAAACTGTGACTTCTAAAGTGGCACTGACCGCAGTTTGAATGAATCTCAATTGAGACAAATCGCCAGTGTAACGTACAGATTCGCCAACAGCAAGGAGCATCCCTGTTGTGGAATCAGGGTCTATGCCATCTGGTCGCCAGCGCACAGGTTGTCCCTGTGCTTGAAAAATTGCTGAGCGGCCTGATGAGTAAAGAGGAAGCGGTGTTGATGCACTTAGGTCGGTAATTCTCCCAAAGAAAGCCTTTCCGCTTCCGGTACTAAAAGATTGAGTAAAGCCTGCTTTTGCCATGAGAAATTGCCTCGCTGAAAAGAAGGCCCACCTCCCCCGAAGGGGAGGTGAACCTGTAAAGACTAGGCTTAAGAGTACACTACGACGGCCTGACGGTCGTCAAGAATAGCAACTCCGCACAACAGGTCAAACGTGACGCGCATCCCTTGGATGGAGCTATCATACTGCATTGTGACACGCATTGCCATGTCCTCAAATGCAGCCACAGCACTTCTGGCACCCGTATCAGATGGGACCAGAACAAGCGGACGAATAACAAGTGCGATGGCATTGCGATGGAACGCAAGGTTGAATCCACCAGCCGGACCCATGAAGGCCAGGTCGTTATTCGCTAGTTGGGCTTCGAGCGGACGGTCCAAAAGAACTTCCGCGTCAGTACCATTATCGGTCACAGCAATAACTGTGTACGAATGGCGTGCTGCGCCAGTACCGAACGAAATCCACTGACCCAATTGCGGGGCACCACCGGCAGAATAACCGTCGATAGCAATACGCTTTGAGTAACCAGCGTCAAATGCTCCATCAACATCGTAGGCGTCGTACTTCACAAGACTGCTGCTGGCAGCGATGTCGTGCTGAGTTCCGCCGAAGATTTGGATATCAGCATCGCCAGCGTCGTCAGTAACAAGACTGATTTCGTAGGCTTCGCCGTCGCCCTCGAACACAACGTACTCACCGACAACCGTAGAGGCTGTCGTAAGAGTCGTGTCGATGTCACCAGTCGTACCAGCGGGATAGAGCGTGGCGTCTGTATCGCCAGCTTCGTTCTCTGTTCCAGCGGCAGCAACGTACGAGACGTTCTGGTCCATAAAGGCGTCCATACCGTAAACACGGCCGAGAGACGCTTCACGGAGAGCCGTACCGGCGTCACCACGCTTCTCGGTGCTTACGAATAGATCAGCGCCCAACGCAGCCTTCTGCGCACGGGGGCCAAGAACCAAGTTACGGCCGCTCTTTGGCACACGATTGATGTCCAAGAGAGTGTTCGCGTCAAGCACGATATCAGTCGCATTGGTCTTGTCCATTTCGCCAAGACGGCCTTCTGTATTTGCCGTTAGACGAACAGTTTGACCGCATAGCACTTGATCAACCTTTTCGGCCATTTCACGTGCAGCGGGCTCAAGATAACGCTCGACCAAGTTTGGTAGAGCCTTCGACATTTCGCCGTCCTTAATGACGAACGTAACGTGGAAGTGCTGATCAAGAGGCACAGGAATATTCGGGCTGACGGCGTCCTGTTCGGTCACCGAATCAGCGTCTGTCTTCCGTTCACCGACGAAATCAGCGGGGCGGGACGTGTTAACCACGTCACCAAAATTAGCAACCATGCTCGAAAAGTCTCGATTGACAAGGTTGCCCATGACCATATTAGACATGAGAACGGCCAACGCTTCACGAGCCCAGAGTTCTGGGATCAGCGCGTCGTTATCATTTGCCCAACACGTCACTTCTGGCTTGCTAAGCAAGTAGAAAATGTCGTTCATTGGTGTTTCCTTTTAGAAAAACTGAATGAGGATACTAAAACTAAACCCGGATAAACCGGTAAACCCCATTAAGTCATGGGTGGGACATTGGACCTCTTCCACTAAGTCGCTTGGCACGATGCTTCTTAGCTTCTGAGTAAACTTATGATGGTCAATCACGACCCGCCCCACAGTGGGAAACTACCTGCTTGCAAATGTGATTGTTAGTTCGTCAAGCCAGCTTGACGACGAAAAGCAGCGGGGTCTTTTTTCCGCAATGCAATGTACTCTTCGTCTGAAATTCTTTTTTGATCAATTTTGCCAGATATCGCAGTTTGAACACCGGGGGCTGTGCCACCGCCGACGCCTTGTGCAATATTGGGCCTAAACATGTTTCCATACTTATCTGTGTCGTCCTTCATCTTTTCTACGGCTTCATCAGGCGTAAGAAGAACTTGTTCAACTGTGCCATCTTCCTTATTGATATTCCATTGAATACGGGGAACCAAGGCACCGGTCTTTTCCCCTCTACTATCAATTTCTTCTACAATTGAAGATTTGGGTCCAAGTAGTGCAATAAATTGATCAGAATCATAGCCTTCATGACGCTGCTTAGCATCGGTAATGGCACGGTTGATCGAACTTGTTTCAAACTGCTCTTTATAAAAATCCGCAGTTTTTTGCACTTGTTGCAACTTGTCCTCATACTCTTTAGCCGCTCTTTCCTTTTCGGCTTTCAGCTTCTCTTCTTTTGTCATCATTTCTGAGCGGACAGCATCAAGATCAGCCTCCAATTGCGACCGCATTTCGGTCGACATGTTTTGTTCTTGAAGCAACTTTTGATAATTTTGCTCCATAGTCTTCAACTGAGCATTGACTTTCTTGTTACGCTTGACAACAATCTCGTCAACATCCTTTTGTCGGAAGAGTTTCTCTTTCGACTTCTTATCCGCAGCACTATCTCTAGCACTATTACCAGCGACAACAATTTCGTCGGCATCACCAGCACCTGTGTCTCCATCTCCGTCTGTATCTCCATCTGCATCCGTGTCTCCGTCTGCGTCCCCACCTTCGTTGTCAAAAGCAACAATTTCTGGGTAAGACAGCAACAGTTCTAACAATTCCTTAGTCATTTCATCACCTCAATCGATGTGAGTGTCCCAAGCGTAGAAAATGGCCCGCTTGGTTAAGCCTTATTACGTTTTCTTAATAGTAAACTTGTTACGTTCCCGTAGGAATGGTACCAACAAATTCCATGCTTGTGGGCTGGGAATAAGATGTGATTGGTGTTCAAGTAAGTTACCGCGTCGATCATATCCGGCACCAGCTTCGCCAAATCGCATAGCTCGCATTGGCAATGCTTCCAAATCTTGCTCTGGATCACGACCGTCCAATAGCTTTATACAAATCAAATAAGTTGCGTGCTCAATATCAACTGGTACATCATTGTCATCGCCGCGAGGAAATTGATGTGGTTGTGATAATTCGGCTGTCTGTTTCTCTTCGTTAGTGGCATCATCGCCCAGTATAGCGACAGCATACTTATCATCCAGATAGTCAAATTGATCAACGTACTCTGTTGCTTGATTCAGTGCTTTAACACGGTCATCGCCAGTTGCATTATCCCAAGCAAAGCTATGGAGCCTATTTTCAAAATATGCAGCAGCTTCAGAGACTGTACCATAATGGTCTGAGGTAGCCATAGTTATTTCTTCTTTTTCTTAGGCGCTCGTTCTGGGAGTTTCTTGCCTTTTGGTGTCTTGGAAGCAAATTTTTTGGCTACCTTTGGATTTGTAGCAAACAGAAATCGCCTCTGTGCTTGGCTTTTAAATGGCATTATTCATCCTCCGATTCAAGTTGTCGGCGTTCACGGGCTTCATCTTGCCCTTCTTCTTGTTCCTCAGAAGCACTTTGTTTCCCGGTCTCCAATTCAGGCACGCCACGAGAAGCAGCATTCTGAACACCGCCAGGTTCGCCAGGAGTTGTTTGTGCGGCCAGAATAGCGGTGGCTTTTACCACGCGATCCTTGCGGGCTTGTTCGACTTCCTTTTCTCCGTCGTATCCTCTGGCTTCACTGGCTGTCTCGTCGCTCACCAGACCTGCCTTGTGGTCTTGAAGCACAGATTGAACATCGCTAGTTGTATAGCCAGCTTCGTCAATTTCTTTTAGAATTTGGTCAATCTTCTCCGCGCTCTCGCGACCGCCAAACAAAATGATGACGATCTGTCGAGCCGTTGTCTTCTTTCCTTCTCGGCTCGGTATCTTATCCATGAGTTTGACAAGTTGATTGGCTTCTTCGATTCTTTCTCCATCTTCTTTAAGAATGTATCTGGTAGGATAGCCAATTTTAGCGATCTGCGCATTCGTGCGGCTCTCATACAGAGCCCACATATGTGCAATCCTTTGTTCTGCGTCATTTAAAACTTCTCCAATAAATGACAGCCCAGCTTCTAATCCTTGAGCCGATATCTTCTTTGCTTCAGCGGATTCAGTTCTTGAACCAATTTTGTTTGCTACTGCAAGATTGATCAGTTTACGGATGTCATCCTCCAACTTCTCTTGTAACTTCATAGATGTTTCAAGAGTATCTGTGGGTGGGGCAATAAATCCGGGGCGATCTAAATCGCGGTCATAATAACGTCCTGTGCTTGCACCAATTGATTCTACTTGATCTTGTCCAGGTTGTTGCCCTGGTTCTGCTCCCAATCCACTTTTCTTTAGATGAGCACCTGCTGTTCTAAGTTCTTGTTGAATGGTAAGAAACGGTCTATTTGATCGTAGAGCATAATCAACATCGCCAGATGCCATATTGAGTAAGGCTCTTTGATATGATGCTGCATCTTTCAATAGTGAATCGCCAATTGATACTAAAATAAATGGTACAAATGGCACACCAAGTTCAACAACACCTTCTGCGTCCGACGTTGGCATAAAAATAATATCGCCTGTATCTTCATCCCACATCTTACACTTAACAATATTATCAACATCTTTCCAAACTAATCGACGACGCCTAGTTATACCGCCAGTAGGTAATTCGACGTTTGCAAAACTTCGATCAACTTCTACTACTTGATCTCGCAGAAGCACAGACCTGAATTGTCCAGGTTCTTCTGCTGCTTCCTCTTTGAATGAAAGGATATCTTCAATCCGATAGCAATACAAATAAGGAGTTGCCTGTCCTTCGGCTAAAGTGTTCGGAAGTTTATCTGGTGCATCTAAATAAACACCTACTTTACCCATAATGAGCATCTCTGTAAGTGTATTGATACCCATGAATGAATTCATGGAAGTACCTTTTCTATCTACACCGAAAAGTTCTCCACTTGCAGCTTTTTGAAATGGTGTTGTTCCACCTATTCTAGTGACATCACCTAAACGCTGAAAGATGCTGTTTCTAATATCAAGGATTGCCGCTTTGGCAAACGTGGGTATAGGCGTTAGTTGTTTACGTCGTGCAAAATCACCATCAGTCTCACCCTCAAATTGAACTAAGTACCGTTGTAGGTACAACCAACCACCCTCAAACGTATCTCTCCAAAACGTCCACTGAGTACTATCATATAGCAAGTCAGGGTGACGAATTTCAGAGAGTGTAAAGCTTTTTTGAGCCACGATTAACCCCTACATGTGTCGCAGACTTCGCCTTTGCCGTTTTCGATTTCAGCCAGAGGCACTCGTCGCGCACAATTGGCACATGTTTTATTGAAATGACGATCTCGTAAGCGAAGTCGCTTGATGGTATTGGGCGGAATTACTTGTTTCTTGACGGGTACCGGTTCCGGTTCCGGTTCCGAATCCATAACAGCACGTATATGTTCTGCACCCTCAGCAACACATCTATATGCGTCATCCTTTTCTTCTTCTTTAGCCTCTTCCACCGCCTCCAGAACCTCATCCTCCAGTTCTTCAGAACTCATTTTGGTTGTTTTATCGGGCTCCAATTTTTCTCCCAAAGCAGAATAGTATGTGACCTCCGGTGGATCAGTTGACTTTTTGGGTCCGGGTGTAGAAAACAAAGATTGTTCGCTCATAGTGTCTCCTAAAATTGGAAATATGATTCACCGGCTTTGATTGCTCGTCCGGTCGTGTAGCTGTATGCTCTAAAGTGTGCAACTTCACAAAGAAGTAATGCGTGTGCTAAGTGGTCTGCTCTGTTATGCCCAGATACGTATATGGCTCGTGGACGACCAAGTTCATCAAGTTCGTAGGTTCTAGTCGGCACTTGTATGTGTTCACAAAAAACACCGGAGACATCTTGTGGTACCCAAATTGTGCCCTTGTGAAACCGTCCTAATGCCATGTCAAAAAACGACGTTCGATGAACTGTGAGAATCGGTACTCTGTCGTCATCATAGGCGATTTTGAGTTCGACTCCTGTTGTTCCCTTCCTGTATTGGACGAGACTGACAAATTTTTTGAATGTTCTAGCAAAGTGCTTTGAGTCATTTGTTTCTGGTGTGGAGTCAATTGCACAATGTTGAACCTGCCATTCACCCATCATGTTGTGAAGTTGGTCAAAATCTTTTCCAGGAAGACGAGTTTCAAAAAGTATCTTTGCAATACTGTGTAAATGAGGTTCGTTCTTTGGGTCGTCTGTGTAAATGTATTCAGTTACTACGACATCTAAGAACTGACCAACGTCCGCACCCATGACAATCATGCGTGAAGCATCGTTTGGTTTGTCGTCTGTTTTTCTGTGTGACCGACGCGCGGTGTCAATCAATTCCTTTGTGACTCTGCCACCTTCCATCAGGTAAGGTATACCAATTACCTGATTATGAAATTCAATGTTCTCTATTTCATTTGATTCTGCTTTAAAGTGTTGAATAGCAATTTCGCCCGGTGTAATCTCCGGGCCATATAATTGCGGAATCCAAAAACTTCTATGTCCATGTGCGCGATGAGTTGGTTCCCATCTCCCAGTTTTAAGCCATTCTTCCTTTGTTTCATGTGGTAACTTGGCTCCACATTCTTTACATTTTAAGAAACTTTCTTGGCACTGCTCATCTGACGAACACTCTCCACAAACTTCAAAACACTCTGGCCAGATGAGTTCTGTTGTACGTGAGCACGAAGGACAGGTGAACATAAAGTGTTCTTGTGTGCCCAATTTATATTCTTCATCGACGCCATGCTCTGGGAGAGTCGGTGTGGAGAGGATAAAGAGATGCTTATCTGCGTGGGCCGCAAGTCTTTGTTTAACCATTGCCATACTGCGTACGGCGCAGCGGTCGAACTCATCAATGATTGCGGTCCCAATTGGCATTGAGACCAAATTTCGCTCACTAATGCTGCCTCGGATGTAAATGTGTGCGTGGTCATGTGTTGTTTTTAGTCCTACGTTTGATTCAGCCCACATATCGCGAAGATCAGGACTCAAATCGACAATGGAGTCTAAACGTGCTTTTGCAAAATCGCTTGCAATGTTTGCTGTGGGCAATACATATAGTACATCAGCCTTTAATTGATCGACTGAGTACAATCCATCGATCATACCGCAAACACTGAAGCCCATTTGAGCGGCTTTCATCACAGTTTTTTGCGGTTCCCGGCAATTTAGTATCTCTTTTTGCCACGGGAATCTATTAAACCGAAGAGGCCCATCCATGGGTTTTGGCATCCAAATCTTATGTTCAGCCCATCTAGCGCATGTATCGAGTGTGTTGTCTACCAACCCTCTTGCAATAGTGTCTGCAAATTCTTGAAGTAAATCACTCATGTACCCTCAATCAATCAGGTCCAACCCACCACGTTCTGTGTAACGGATGGTTCTTCTTTTTCCGTCTTGTTTGGCATATTCCCAATCGCGTGGGTCTTCAACGTGATCGTAATTTGGAATCCAAGTTTCTAGTTCACGGTATTTTATCAAGGCATACCCTAATGCACCTGTTGTTGAAACAAGAACGCCATTTGTATGGTCATGGCCTTTAATCATACCAACCCATTTACCGTCTAAATCGAATGCGGCTCCACCGCTCATGCCAGGAACGGGGCGATTGTTGTATAGAATTTCGTTCTTGCTTTTTAGAACTATGTTACCAGTTTGCCAATGCAAATGTGATCTTTCGTAGTAAGGGAATCCGGTCGCAATAACAGACTTACGTACAGGGAATCCTACTTTTACAGACTGCACGGGCGGCATATCACACACTAGCAAGGCAAAATCGGCGTCTTTGTTGACATAGATTGGCGTACAGACTCTTGTCGCTTTGGCACTGGGCCAATATACTTTCATTGAACGTAAGGTGGTCATTACGTGAGCGTTGGTAATCACTAATCCCTTGCTACCTTTGGCATCAATCAGCACAGCCGAGCCACCTGCATCCGAACGTCCTACTGAATCGTAAGGATACTTGGCGAATGCTGTGCTAGACAGCAGAAGCAGAATTAGGATTGCGTGTTTGATCATTTTTGCCTCTCAGAGCCCACTCTCCGAGTCGAACGGAGGTAGGCGGATTACAAATCCGCTGCATAGCCACTCTGCCAAGCGGGCAGTCATAAGTATTCTTCCATGTCGTCTTTATGAAGTTCCTGTCGAGTAGGCCCTTCTATTTTCCTTAGATTGCAGCACATAACACATGAACAATGTTTCAGATGGTCAGCGAGCATGAAAGCCTTGTCATACCAAGGATATACTTTGGCTGCTTTCTTCTTCCGCTTCTCTTTTTCATGCCTTCGTCGCGCTCTCATAGATCACAGTAGTTCCTCTGGGTCATCAAGCACTTTGACTCCTGCCAACATGTCTACCGAGATTCTTGTTGCTTCGGCCTCTTCGTCATACTCCACGGTATAACGTACCGGAATCAACCACTGATCAGTTTCAAGAGTGTTGTGGACAATATGCTTCTTTGCCACGATGTTATACCTCAACAGCAGTTTTCAGGACAGTGACGTAGTCATTTTTTCTATGTTTGCGCTCCGGCCAGTTTGACCCGTCGACCCAATATTCCTTTGATGGTATGGTAACTACTTCATCTCTAGTAACATACAGGTCGAGGTTGAAAAATAAACGCCCGTGGCCCTCAAATAGATTCAAGATGTTTCTTTCTGCTTGATTGATTTGCACCGCCGGACGACGATTCTTTGGATATCTCCAAATGTCAAACTGTGTGCTTATATCATATAAACCGTTGGTAACTCTGTCATAGAAATCATTGAGTTCTCTGAGTTCGTCAATGAAGCCGTCGACTTCCTCTTGTGTATCACATGCTTGTAGGTTATCTGGTTCAAAACCTAAGATAGATGTCGTTTTATTCGTGGCGAATAGTCGATGTAACATCTTGTATTCATTACGAGTAACTTTGATAGGAAGTGGACAATATACTTCATATTCCAGAATTGGTTTCATTCGTTGTAAAAATGCACAGAACTGATCAACATCGTGAACTCTCATCGTTTACCTCAATCTAGTGAGTGTCCCAAGCGTAAATGGCCCGCTTGGTAAAGCCATAATAAGTGGACCGCCTCGGAATTGAACCGAGCACACCAACCGTGCAAAAGTCGGTCGTCCCCATGACATACCGGCCCGTGGGGTACGGTATGGGTATTGCACCCATCTCTCCCGGTTCACAGCCGGGCGCTTTTACTATTAAGCTAACCGTAACACAGTATCCCGTGGGAGTATCGATCTCCCTTCTCTGGGCTGAAAACCCAGGGTACTAGCCAGTATACGAACGGGACATGGTGGTGCGGGAGGCGCTCGAATCCTCGTCTGCGGTTCTTCAGACCGCCGCTATACCGTCTCAGCTATCGCACCATGAGTCGCGCCTGTCGGAGTCGAACCGACACCTTTCCGGGTAAGAACCGGAAACTCTAACCAGTTGAGCTAAGGCGCATCTAAGTAATCAATCGCTTTTTTCAACACAGAGGTGTCATCATTGAAGTGCCCTAACCCTCTGTTGCATTTGTGACATAACCACCCTCTAAACTTTCCAGTTAGATGGTCATGATCCATGCACAAATCCTTGTCTCCTTCTCCCTTCCCGCAAATGTGACAAAACCCAGTCATAGCTGCTATCAATGTATCCACTGAGTCAGTACAAGGAAGACCTCCACGACGATTGGCCGAATCTTTACTTGATCTTATGGCTGTCCTGGATTTGACTCTTGGCTTATGTTTGACACTTTTCTGGTAAGCTGACTGCTGTTTATATATCCGTTTTTTGTTCTTTTCAAACCACTTTTTACGTTTTTCAGGGTCTTTGTAAGGCATGTTTCAAATTCAAGTGGGACCGCTCAGAGTCGAACTGAGTCCCCATAGGGTAAAAGCCTAGGATGCACCCATACACTACGATCCCATAAAGAATCGTGTGCGTTTCAAGCGTGTTATAATAGCGTCCATAGTAGGCAATGACGGAGTCGAACCGCCGACGCCCTGGGTGTAAACCAGGCGCTCTGGCCACTGAGCTAATCGCCTGTAGTATCCCATGAGAGAATCGAACTCTCGTCTCTAGGCTGAGAACCTAGCGTCATAACCACTAGACTAATGAGACATAAGCAGTGAGCCTCGGACTCGAACCGAGAAGGCTTTTCACACCCAGGTGTTTTCAAAACACTGTCCTCATCCAGCCGGATGCTCACTGTAAGTACGCCTACTCCGATTTGCACGGAGACCCGCTGGTTGGAAGCCAGCCATGCTGCTGTTAAACACTATAGACGCAAATTGGCGATTCTCTGTGCTGCCGCACAGCCGACAAGGCATACCTCTCATGGGTAAGTTGATCCTTCGTATCCATCTTCGTCGCGTCCTGTGTACTTTAGGACGCCCTGTGCCAGTAGCCCGCCCCCGAATCGAACAGGGATCATCTCATTCGTAGTGAGGTATGTTATCCTTTACACCAGCAAGCCGCAGCGGAGGTCAGATTTGAACTGACGGCCTCCGGGTTCAAAGCCCGTTGCTCTGACCGGACTGAGCTACTCCGCAGTAGTCAAGGTCGGAGTCGAACCGACAATCCCGAAGGAACATGTTCCTAAGACATGCGCGTTTACCTATTTCGCCACTCGACCATAGTAGCTCGCCCAGGAATCGAACCCGGATCGTGTGGTTAGAAGCCACATGTGTTGTCCGTTACACCAGCAAGCCATAAGCGGAAGGCATGGGATTTGAACCCACACGACTTTGCAGCCGCACGGTTTAGCAA